CGGTATAACCGCTACCAGGACTTACAAAGGTTAATTCTTTAATACTGCTTGGCTTTGGGTAGTTGGAACCAGCGGCCGTAATGGTCATTGATGAAGTTCCAGTTTCTATTTCTTCTGGGGATGGAATTGCGGGTGGCGGTATAGAATCCAATGGAACATAAACCAAATCACCAATAGCGTATCCTGTACCACCACTAACAACCGTAGCTGTGTCTACTTGAGATGGAACTGCACCAACAGGATTAATAAAGGTTAGATATAAAGAACCGCCATAGCCAACACCCGTTTCGGTAACAAGGTCATAAGTTCCATTGTTCATTGTTCCATTACCAATAGGAGTAAAGGTAATGCCACTTGTTAATAACCGACCTTTGAATTCATCGGTTGGGGCAGGTATGTTCTTAATAGCAAAACTCGTTGAATCCAAAACAATAACTTTATATTTCTTTCCGTTATAGGAAGGATTTTGCCACGATGTGCCTGTAAATTTAATTTCATCATCAGTGGTTAGTTTATGAGCTGTAAGTGTGGTAAAGGTAACTTGGTCTAGGTATTGGTCGTAAGAAGCACCCGTAACTTCAATAGGCACATAATAGGGGAAAGTGTCAGCCGTAGAGGGTCTTGGCTCAACCGTAAAAGAATAGCCATCATCTGTGCTAATGCTGACGGCACTCTCTTGAGAGAAGTAGCCATCATTAAGTACATCTCTTGCTATGTTTCTACCTGCATTGGTTTTAATTCTATCTGATACTTCACTAATACCCGACTCATTAAATACGTTATTAACATCTCGTTCGTATGAATAAACATAAGTAACGGGAGTATTGTCAAAATAGTCATTAGGACTATCGTTCTTGGGGGTGATAGAACCATTATCGGTAAATGTTAAAATAGAAGAAGATACCTTCTGTATTCTTCTCATTTCTGAGTAGGTATTTGCACGGCCCCAAATGATATAAGCAATGGCATCTTCAACGGCAGTCCAATTCAATGTGACATTTTTGCTTTGGCCCGAAGAAATAGATATATTCACCATATCCGAAGGGGCGGTAACTCCTTTGGTGAATTCGGCTGAAACCGCATAAAAATATGTTCCCTCTCCAAGAGAACCACCATCAGTGGCTACGGGAGATTCCATTCTTGGAACAATGTTTTTTCCTTGAGACACAATAGGGGCAGAGGCAGGTCTTGCAGTCCCCAAGGGAACAGTTGTACCTTCAATCATCTTTTGTGGAAGCAAATCTTCAGTTCCAGTATATTCAACACTGTTAATAGACTCTGACCAATAGATGCGTTCTATGCCATTAATGTAATCGGCAACATAGTCTCTCCACCTATCCGAGAATATCCATCTTCCCCTAAAGTTAAAGATTTTCTTGGTCGTTGAACCCGATACGATACGATTAAACAGAGGTTCCTTGAAGCATCGTGGGAATCCACTACGCAAATCAATGTTATCCATCACCGTGCCAAACTTGTCGGGTAAAACCGACTTGTCGGCTATGATGTTTAAACCACCGCTAAAATCAAGTCTTATCTGCTTCATTGTGATGAGTTCACCGCAAAAATCAACCAGTTCATACCCATAGAAGTAAAGGTAAAGTTTGTACCAAAACTGCTATCCGAGCCTTGATATAAATAAGACTTATAAACACGGTTTGTGGCTGTTTGATAAAAAATGCTTATCCAACTCTTTCCTGAAACACTATTGTCTACAACTCTTGAACCAAATTGATTTCTGTCTGATGCACTCAAAGCCATAGTACCAATCCAGATGCAGTCGCTCTCTTGAGCCTGACCACCGCTATCAGGGTAGTAGGGCAACGGAATAGCGTCTAAGGCAGTAACGGCAGCATCACCTGTCGTACTTGTTTGTGGGTAATTCTGTTTTGGCGAGAAGTATCCGTTTAGTTTTGCACCCTGACCCGATTTGGCAATATTGGCATTGGTATTAATGGATGACGTAGTAGCGGCAATGGCTTGTGAAATTTTAGCGGATAAAACATCATTGAAAGAAGAAACTTGTTGATTAACATAGTTTACGGTTGCGATGTTTTGTCCCGCAATCTTGGCTGCGGTAGCAAAGTTGGGATTATCCGAAGGGGCCCAACCCGTTGTACCCGTAATAGCCCCAGTAACCGAACCACCCGTTTGAGGCAATAAACCACCGTTGGTTTGATTGGTATTATAGACCTGAATCCAATTGTCGTTAGCGGCATTTCTCTCATAAAGAATAGCCGTATCGGTATCAAGCCATTGATAACCAGTTGTTGGTGGTGCGGCTGGCGGTGTGGCTTGTATGTATCTATTTCCAACTAATGTCATTACAACTCCTTTATTAATTCATTAAACTGTTGCATAAAAGCACCTGCCGCTTGGAAATTCTGCATATCTCCATCAATCAGTAACAACCAATACGCAGCAGCATACTTTAAGAATCTTTGATGCGTAATCGGTACTCGTGGATCGACCATATCATAGGCATATCCCGTACCGCTTCCAAAGGCAGTATAAGAAGTTGTATTAATATCAATAGTAAAGGTGTTTGTGGTGGTTGCCGTTATGGTTGCAATTTGGTTATTAAGTTCAGTCATCGTAGTGATGCTACCGAATTGAACCTTTCTTCCAACTGAAAATCCGTGATTGTTTGAAGTTACAACTCCACTAGAGGCTTGAGTAATTCCGCTAATGGTTCGCTTATCAGACATCGGTGTGGGTTCTTCAACATAACCAAGCGTTACCGTTCCATTAGAAGGAATCGGTGTAACACGAACGGTCTTTCCATCAAACATCATCCATCTTTTTGGTGTTCCAGTTACGCTTTCCCACAGCGGATTCTTATTGGTTTCTTCAACAACGGTTGTTTGCAGTAGCCATTTATTTGGGCTTCCGTGTCCAACACGACCCACCTGAATATATGCACTCGGCAATGTTGCCTCACCGCTAGTAAGCGCAACAGAATTCTGTATGTAAGATTTTCCAGTTACAAATAAATAATGCTGAACGGCAAAGTTCAATGCTTGATTCATAGTTGAGTCTGAATAGGATGTAGACAAAGACTCGCTGTCTCCAACGAGTAATCGCAAATCTGTTCTTAGAGACTCTAATGTTTGAGGAACTAGTGTAGAAACAATTGCTACCATTACCAACCCCAACTACTTCCCCATATGTCGCCAAAAGCACCATATGGTTTACGCCTACGACCACCCAACGGCCTATTCGGAACTCTCAACCTTCCGCTTTGACCCTGTATGGCAATGGCTTTAAGATTAGACATTTCATAATTAAATTTAATTTCATAGTCTTTTGCTAACTGTGGATTGTGAGCAGGGCCTCCAAGCATATAGGCTTCAGCGAGTGTCCCGTAATAAACCGCTTCTTCCGATTCCGGAAGCAATGGTATCTCATCTATTTCTCCAACAGGAATAAACGAATAAACAATCTTAAATCTACCGCTTGTGATATCAATAGATGGCGGTGGGTATAGTTTGATATATCCAGTCTCTGCATCATAAGCCCACAAATTGGGTGCGCCAAATACAGAATCTGGCTTGGCTAAAGCATTATTAACTTCAACCAAATTGCCTTCTCCCAAAGTCCTATAGTCTCCGGTAGGTTCATCGGGTAGGCTAGATGTAGTAGTTTCAAAGTTTACATAATTAACGCTACTTCCATTAACACCAGCATAGGTATTGTTTGTGTCAATTCCTACATTAATGTTACCCTTGCTTGTGTTGCTAAAACTTGTATTGCACAAATAAAAGCCATCAAGGGGTGTAGCAACAGCGATACCGCCAGAAGTATATACGGAGTATTTAGAACTGTCCGTAGTGTCTAAATCAACCGTAAAAGTATTAGTTGTGACGGCTGTAATGGTTAATATTTTTCCGTTGATTTGAGTCATACCCCCAATGCTAAACAAGGTAACATTATCACCAACGGCATAACCGTGAGATGCTGATGTTATAACGGCCTGAGAAGCAATGGTTATACCCGTTACGGTTTTGTCGTTTGCAACCAATGTGTCTATACGATATAAGTCAAAATTATTAAACCCATTTGGTGCATTAGGTATTGATGGCATTGTCACAGTAACTTGAGCAGTACCAGTAGTTGTGACTACTGTTGCAAGTTCCGAATGATGAGATACCCATCCCTGACCGCCTCGTGCAACAACCGAGTATGAATGTCTTGTGGCATTAGCAAAACCAGTACCCGTACTGGCTACTACAGTTGGCGCATTAGGCTTTGGGATAATTGAATCTTGATATCTTACCAAATGAATTCGATTAATATCGTTTCCATTAGGATCAACAATGGGTATTTGAGTGACTGGCCCTTCTATCACATAGGTGATTTCGTTCTGAGCCAGCATAGTAAGTCGGCATATCCTACGCACGATTTCTTGCGTAAGATAATCAACTTCGGCTTCCCGTAAATCTGGTCTGTGTAGCCTAGTTTTTCCAAGTATAGACCTTACGGTATACGCCATCCAATCTCCTTATAGAATACCCTTTGTACTTTCTATAATAACATTAGCAATTTCTGCTTTGGTCATATGAGAGATAGGAACACCAAAACTAATGTTCTTTTCTGCGGCTATCTTATGCAACTCCTTGACACTCTTGCCCATAAGTTTTGCAACAGTATAGGGAGATTTGCTATCATCTTCCTCTTTGATGTCCATATAGACCAACTCAAAATGGTCTAAATTATTTTCTGCGTGTGCTATAAGATTGGCGTTTTTAAGGTGTAAACCTTCAAATATCTTGCCAGTCTCTGTGTTTACTATCTTTACTAATTGTTTTGCCATATATATCTCCATTGGGTAGAGGAGAGTTGGGGGGCCGAAACCCCCCATTTTCTCCTGTTGCGTTTGAGACTGCTATGAATACTAAAAAGTATTAAACATAGACAGGAATACAAACTAACGAATCCGATTTCACGGTCTTAAATCCGTAGACTTGCAGACCTTTGATACCGTATCCGAAAGTGTTTTGCAACGGCAACATTTCGTGTTTCACAAACTGACTTGCAAAAGTCAATGCTGATTCGTGACCGACTAGCAACTGGCTAGGTGCGCCACTTGTAGAGCCAACGGCATTAAGCACATTGTTGGAAACATAAAGGTTCATTCCGTCAACTTGACCAACAAAGCCGTTACGGAGAGGAGACTCATCGTCACCCGTGGTAAGGACTTGTTTCAAGTCAGAAAGTTTCAGGTAACGAGCATACTCAGGGTTAATAACAGCCCATCGTTTTCCGTCACGAGGAACATTCTTTTCGTCTAAAGCCTGACCCGCTTCTAGAAGAGGGGTAAGGTAAGTTGCGGTTGTCAAAGAACCAAGATTCACAGTCGAAAGAGTTGTGCCAGCATCGGCATAAACCGACTGAAGCACAGACTTGTCAACGGTGACTGCCATTTGCATAGCAGCATCCTGAGTGATGGTATCAATCAGGGCGATATCTGACTGGTAGTCATCAATGTAATCAACTTTGAAAGCATAGTATTTTGCTTGGTTGATTAACAATTGAATCTGTTCATCAGATACATCTTGGTAATTAATTGCACTATTCACAGAATAGTTTTGAATAGAAATGGTAGGGACTTTACGGATATTGACGGTGTCGCCAAAAGCCATAATTTCGCCTTCCCAATTGTGGTTAGCGATGGCGGGAACAACAGAGGCCGCATAGAATTTGTCTTGCAGTTTAGCGGAGTAAATCTGCGGGACAAACACACCAGCCGAAAGGTTCGCACCACTTCGTGATACTTGTAAACCCATTTTAAAATTCCTTTAAATTAGTTGATTAAAATTAGCAAGAGAAACCAGTTACATAAACAGTAACGATTCCGTTTGCAGGTGCAGCACCAGTTGAAGGCCCAAGCAAGACTTGAACAGTCGTTGCATCGACATAAAACTTAGGAGTACCGGCAGTCGTAGTAGTTTTAGCGGCTTGAGTAACATCGAAACCAGTTACATAATCAAGACCAGCAGCATCTTCTACGGTAATGGTTGCACCAGAAGTTGAAGAAGCGGTGTCAATAGCAACTGACACGCTTTGAATTTGAAAGTTAGCGGGTACGCTAATAATGGTGGCAGTTTCGCCATCAGCACCAGCGGCACTACCAGTAAACTTAGCAAAATCAACAGTCTTAGAAAGAACAGTTAATTCTGTAGAAAGTTTTTGGTAATATCCATCAGCACCCGTTGATAAATTGTAGGTAGCCATTTATATTTCCTTAAGTTATTTTGTTTTTGACAATTGCCTAGACATAAATCGATCAGCCTTATCCATTAAAGCCTTGCGTTCAGCAGGGTTTTTAATTCTGTTAATCATATAAGGTAATCTTTGTAAGTCTTCGGCAGTAAAATCAGGTTCATTAGTTTGACCAATATCCGAACTTACAGCAGCGTTAATCTTTGGAGAAACTTCTGCTGCGCTTGGCTTAGGCCGTGAAACGACAGGCTTGTTTGAATCAACTGAACTCTTGTAGGCTTTAAAATCATCCATAATTTTTACAGCATCCCTGTCGTTAAAAGGGATAGTTCCTTCATACACGCCTTGGTAAATAGATGGGGCTTCTCCATAAACCCAAGTCTTAAAGTCGTCAGATAAACGAACATCATCGTAGTCGCTATGATGTTGCTTAATTTTTTCATCACGAAGCCGAATTTGTTCAAGAAGTTTGAAATGTTCTTGTTCGGCACGAGACTTTTTAAGTTGTTCTTCTACGCTGTAAAGTCTTGAATCAATGAGTTGCTTAACTTCTTGTTTTACGGCATTTGCAGTTTCAAGATTAATATTCACCGTATCGGGATATTCTTCTTTCCACTTATCTAATGCTTGGTTTACAAGGGAAGCACCGATTGCCTGTGCGGGTTGATTCATTTGTTGTTTGATAGCCTCTAATTCCGCTTTGAATCTTTCGTTTTCTTCAGCCTGTTGTTTTAGCAATCTTTCGGTTTCAGCGGCCTTACGCTGGGCCTCATTCATTGCTTTAACAGCAGACTTGTATTGCTTTTCCGAAACAAGAGAATCTTCGGTAGAATCAACAGTTTGGGTTTCGTTGGCACTCGGACTTGTGACTGTATCAACTTCCTTCGTTTCCGCTTGCGGTTCCGTTGCAACTTCAGCAACAGGTTCAGTTGTCGGGGCAGATAGGTCTGGTAACTGATTGGTGAAAACTTTAGATTTTGCACCCTCAGATGGAAACAGGCCACCTTCTGCCGCTAACTGCTGTGCGAGAGCATCGGCTCGTTTAGCATTTTCACGGATTTCATCACGCTTACTTGGCATATCTAACTCCCTGACGGCCTTATGGCTT